CCCCGAACATCGCCGAAGGTACTCCCATGCTGACCAAGCAAACCGCCCTGATCGACGGCCGAGAGTGGCTCCTCGAGCCGCGCCCCGTCACCGCGCGCTGGGCCGCTCGCCTCGCCGCCGCCGGCTGCCGCGCTGAGCTGTGGTCGGTCCGGACCCTGGCGACCGACGACGACCGGCCGACTCGGTACGGCTGGGCGGCGCCCGCAAAGACCACCGGCGAGCTGCGCCTGCTGAGCGTCGCCGGCTGACCCGACACACCACACCCCACCCCAAGCCATGCAAACCACCGAGACCGCTCCCGAGATCCGCATCGTCAACGTCGGCCCGATCCAGCGCCTGGAGATCCCGATCCCCCGAGATGGGGGAGTCGTGGTCCTCCGCGGCCACAACGGCGCGGGCAAGTCCACGGCCCTGGCCGCCGTGTCGGCCCTGGGCGGCACCGCGAGCGCCAAGGACTCGCTGACCGCTCGCTACGGCGCCAAGGAGGGCACGATCGAGGCCCCCGGCATCCGCATGCGCATCGGCCAGCGGACGACCGCCCAGGGCGACCTGGCAGTCCAACAGATCGAGGCCAGCGCCCCGGCGCGCCTGGTCGATCCCGCCATCAAGGACCCCGAGCGGGCCGATGCAGCTCGCGCCCGCGCCCTGTGCCAGATCCTCGGGATCGAGCCGCCTGTTGTGGCCTGGGGCCGCCTGCTAGCCGATCCGACCCGCATCGATGATGCGTTGGCCGGCGCCGACCGCGGCGACGCCACCGAGTGCGCCGCGCAGGTCAAGCGCTACCTGGAGTCTCAGGCCCGCACCGAGGAGACGCTGGCCGAGCGCGACAAGACCCGCGCGGAGGCTGCCCGCCTCGCAGCGAAGGACTCGATGGCTGGAGTCACGCCGTACAGCGGCGACCCGACTGCGGACGCCGTGGACGCCGCGGGCAAGCTCCGCGACCTCGAATCCCGCGTCAAGGCCGCGACCGATGCGGCGACCCAGCTCCCGGCTCTGCGCGCCCGCGTCGAGGCCATGCCTGGCCTGTCGATCGAGGCTGCGACCGCCGCCGCAAGACATGCCGCAGTGGCCGTGGTCCTGGCCGAGGACGCTCTCCGCGAGGCGCAGCGGGTGATGGCCGAGCGCAAGAGCGCCGCGAAGGCCGCCGCCGATGCGCTGTCCCTGGCGCAGGCCCGCCACGCAATGGTCCCGCAGCTCGCGGCGCTCGAATCGGCCAGCGCGGCCATGCCGAGCCTGGACGAGCTGCAAGCGCAGCGGGCACGACTTGCCGCCGCGAAGGAGGCGATGGCCCAGCAGGCGCGGCTCGCCGATGCCGAGCGCCGCAACTCCGAGGCTGGCGAGCTGTCGGCGAGCGCCGAGAAGCACGCGCAGTCCGCCAAGGTCTACCGCGACTCGGCTGCTCAAGTCGAGCCGATGCTGTTTTCTGGCCTTCGCTCGGGCCTGGTCGAGATCCGCGATGGCCTGCTGTACGGCCGGCATCACACGCTCGGCATGGTCCGATTCGGCTCGCTGTCGCACGGCGAGCGCTGGCGCTTGGCGCTCGAACTGGTGCTCGCCCATCAGCAGCCTGGCACTGAGACGCCGATCCTCGCCGTCGCTCAAGAGGCCTGGGAAGGCCTCGATCCGAAGAACCGCGAGGAGCTGGTCGATATCGCGCGCCGCTACCGCGTGGCGATCCTGACGGCCGAGGCTGCAACCGGCGAGCTGGCTGTTTCCCAGGCCTGACCCAACCCCGATTTTTTCGCGCCCTTGCGCTTGCACGCTTAGCCTGCAAGCGCAAGGATTGCCCCTAGCCCCAAACCTCCGATGAAACACGAACTGATGCGCTGCGCCGAGTGCGCGGCAGTCCAGCAGATCGGCCCCGTGGCCGAGTGCCGCGAGTGTGGCTCGCGCCAAGTGCGCGCCTACCACCCGATCCCGACGATCAGCCTGCGCTCGATCGCCGGCCAGGTCCACGACATCGACCCGGTAGGCGTGGTGTCGATGCGCCGCTTCGGCCAGATCACCGTCCTGGAGCTGTCCAGCGGCGAGGAGGTCGAGACGTACGCCCACGAGGCTCTGATCGCCGCGAAGATCCAGCGGGCGCTGGTGGGAGGTGCGGCGTGACCGACAACCGCGACATCTGCGAGTGCGAGGCCGGCAACATCTGCACGAAGCTGGTTCGCCGCGGCGGCTCTCAGCTCGCCAGCCTGGAGGTCCGCGAACTCGGCTACAGCCCGAGCGTGGCGTCGATCGAGCTGTCCCTCGATGAGGTGCGCCGCCTGCGCGACCGCCTGCTCGACATCGAAGCCCTGCTCGAAGAGGAGGCCGGCAAGTGAGCACCCAAGCCGATTGGCTGGCCGATCGCCGCACGGGCATCGGGTCGAGCGAGATTGCCGCAGTCTTCGGCGTGAGCCCCTACCTGAGCGCCTATCAGCTCTGGGCCGACAAGTCGGGGCTCGCGGAAAACGTCGTCACCGAGACCGAGGCGATGGCCTGGGGCAAGCGCCTGGAGCCGATCGTGGCCGCCGAGTTCGCTGCTCGAACCGGCTACGAGGTCGAGCTGAACGGCCACCAGATCCACCGCAGCGCCGCGCATCCGTGGCTGATCGCCACGCCTGACGCGATCATCACGCGGCCGGACGGCTCCCGCGGCGTCCTGGAGATCAAGGTCGCATCGGGCTTTGCCGACGGCTGGGAAGAGGAACTGCCGCCGATGCACTATCGGCTCCAGATCGCTCACCAGATGCTCGCGCTTGGCCTCGGCTGGGGCTCGGTCTGCTGCTTCGACGGCGCGGAACTGAGGCTCAAAGTCTGGGAGTGCATCCTCCCGACCGAGCTGGGCAAGGCGATCATTGCCCGCGGCTCCGAGTTCTGGTCCAAGGTCGAGCTGGCGCGCTCGATCCTGACCTCTGGCAACCTCGGCACCGGCAAGCTCCGCGAAGTCGAGCTGAGCCTTGGCCCGACCGCGCGCGACGTGGCGACGATCCAGCGCGTGCACAGCGGCGGCAAGGACGTTGCCGACTTGAGCGAGCACGAGCAGACCCTGCTCGAATGGGCCGGCGGATCGGCCCGCGCCAAGCAGGTCGAAGAGGCTGCGATGGACGCCAAGGCTAAGGCGCTGGTTCACGCCGGCGAGGCCGACATGATCGTCTCGGACGGTCGCACGGTCGCCAAGAAAGACAAGCGCGGAGCCTGGCGCCTCAATGACGACTACCGGAGCCGCGCGCTGGAGATTCTCGAGTCTCGCCGCGCGAGCGCGTGACAGCAGACCCCCAACCAACCCCAGCCATGCAACCGAACCAACAACAGCTCCAGGCCCAGAAGGCCGCGCCCACGACCGCCATCCCCCAAGTCTGGCAACGCTTCGCCGACGTGCTCGGAGTGACGCCGAGCGAGGCCAAGCAAGTCTTGGTCCAGCAAATCATGCCGAAGGGCACGCCGGCCGAGGTGCTGGCCTTCGTCGCCGTGGCCGGCCAGTACGGCCTGAACCCGCTCACGAAGCAGATCTACGCCTTCCCCAGCAAGGCCGGCGGCATCGTGCCGATGGTCTCGATTGACGGCTGGCTGCGCCTGATCCAAGGCCACCCCGACTTCGATGGCGTGGAGTTCGCTTACACGGACGCTGACAACGGCAGGCCGATCAGCGTCACCTGCACGATGCACCGAAAGGGCATGGGCCACCCCGTCCAGGTGACCGAGTACCTCGAGGAGTGCCACCGCAACACCGACCCGTGGAACAAGAGCCCACGGCGTATGCTGCGACACCGCGCGATCATCCAAGCGGCCCGCATCGCCTTCGGCTTCGGCGGCTTGACGGATGAGGAGGACTTCGGCACGCCTGCCCCGGCCGAGAAGCCGGAGCCGCGTCATGCCGAGGTCGAGGCGCTGACCCGCGCCATGGATCCCAAGCGTGCGCCGGCGGCCCAAGTCGAGCCGGAGATCGTGGTCGAGACCGAGCCTGAGCCCGATGTGCAGCCCCAAGCTGAGCAGCCGGCCGCCAACTTCGAGGATCGCTTCCAGTGATTCCCTTCGATCGGCTTGCAATTGATGCCTTGGCGATGCGCGCGAAGATCGTGGCGATCGCCGGGCAGTTCCTTGAATCGCTGGCTCGCCGCGAGCCCAAGCATTACGAGCGCGAGCTGGCGGCCGAGCTGGAACGAAGCGACGAGCTGCAACCCCTGACCCAAGAGGAGCTCGACCGATGGTCCACCTGATGCACGCCTGCGATCCTGGGCGCCTGGAGCGCTCATCCTTCGTCATCGTGGTCTATGGCCTGATCCCGATGTTCCGCGAGGCTCGCCGTACCCTCCACGAGGCGCGGCCCCTGATCGAGCGGGCGGCAAGACTTGACGCCGACGCCCGCGAAGCCCTGCGCATCATCGACCGGACGCTCAACCGCCAAGCCCGAGTCATCGAAGCCGCGGAGGTGGATCATGCATCGACTGTCTGACGGCATCGACGTTGACGCGATGGCCGGCCTTTGGGCCCGCCTCGAAGCCCTGCGCGATTCCCTGTCTCGCCTGCGCGCCAAGCTCCGCACTCAAGAGGAGCCGATCTGGCGCCGGCAAGAGGCGGAAATGCAGCGCGACCTCGACATCCTCGAATCCGAGTGGCTGCTGGCCTGCTTGGCCGAAGCGGCTGCCCAACCGAACACCTGACCCCACCCGATGAAGCTCCACCGAACCGACCTGCTCGAAGCCCTGGGCTGCGCCTTGCTCGCACAGAAGGGCAAAAGCCCACGCGCTATCGACACGCTGTCCATGATCTCGCCGAAGGGCGAAGGTTTCGCGCTCCAGGCTCACGGCTCCATGCTGGCGATCGAGGCCGTGGGCCGCGCCGAAGGCCCGGTGCTGCCGTTCGTCGTCCAAACGCAACAGCTCCGCGAATTCGTGGCCGGCGCCCGTGGCGAGCTGATCGAGGCCGAGCTGGCCGAGCAGTATATCAAGCTCCAAGTCGGCGCCCAGTCCGCCAAGGTGCCCACGCTCACGATCACGCCCGAGGAAATGCCGACGCTGCCCGAGCTGCCGGCGGCGGACTCGGACGAGTGGACGTTCCGTGTCGAGTACGCCGACCTGACGTCGCTGATCGCCCGCACGATCCACGCGGCATCCCGCGAGGGCGGCCGCTACGCGATGAACGCGCTGCGGATCAAGACCGACGGCCCGAAGCTCCAGATTGCGGCGACCGATGGGCGCATGTTGGTCATCGACTCGACCGCGATCGAGGAGACCGACTGGGCCGCGCAATCGCTGCTGCCCGTCGAAGCCGGCAGCGCCATCAAGGCGATCTTCCAGGGCCCCGCGACGCTCTCCTGTTTCGTCTCCGACGATGGCCGCACCTTCGCCCTCCGCGGCGGCGGCCGGACGATGATCGCGCGCCCGATCGAAGGCCAGTTTCCGCGCGTCGAATCGGTGGTCCCCAAGGGTAAGCTGCCTGGCTTCGAGGCCAGGCGATCCGATCTGATCGCCGCGATCAAATTCGCCAAGGGCGCGGCGACGATCGACAACATGGCCGTGAAGCTGGTCCCGGCCGAGGGCGGCAAGCTCGAGATCTGGTCGCGCGGCTCCGGCGCTGAAGCGCGCGAGCTGGTCGATGCGGATCTCGACTCCGGCTGGGTTGGCGTCACGCTTAACCCTGACTTTGCGCTGTCGATGCTCTCGGCCGTGTCGTCTGACCGCGTGCGCATCGCCGGCGACAGCAAGACCTCTCCTCACCTGATCCGCCACCTTGCGGACGATTCGCCCTGGGTGGGCGTCCTCATGCCGATTACGGTGGACACGTGAGAGACGATCGCAGCGAATTGCGGATGGCGTGGGGGACATTGGCTGTGATCTCCTGCGCGTCGATTGTCGGCCTGATCGTCTGCTGCATCGTGCTTTGGATTTCGCGCTGGCACGCCACCAAGCTCACCGAAACCGAGACCCAACAGATCCGCGATCGACTGCAAGCCATCGAACGCCAGCTCAACGAGCCGCGGCCGACGTGGGTTGAGGTGATCGACGAAGTGAGGCAAGGAAAGGAAAGCCAATGACCCTCGCCAACAAACCCGCGTCGGAGATGACGCTGCTGGAGCACTACGCAGGCATAGCCTTGCAAGGGCTGCTGGTCGATGGCGGCGAAGTCCACTACGACGATTACGCTCACGACGCTTGCTGCCTGGCCGCCCGCCTCATCGCCGAGCTGGAGAAGTGGCAGCCGAAGGCCGAGGCCCGCATCGCAGAGCTGGAGGCGGAGAACGCCTGGCTCAAGAACCTACCACGCCATGCCTTTAACGAAGGCTTTGACCAGTGCTGCGGGCTTGGTCCATACAGCGCAAGCGCGATCAAGCCTGACGACCCCGACTTCATTAGAGATTTGGAGGCAGAGGGCATGCTCTGGCGAGATTCGCTTAGTTGGAAGCTGCTGAACAAGGAGCCCAAGCCGTGAAGCTCTCCGAAGCTCAGATCCGCGGGCTGCGGGCGATAGCGGAAGGGCGTGCCGGCTGGAGCGCTGGATCGCCGGCTGGCATCTTCGAGCCTGCTCGCTGGTGGGGCATCCACGCAGGAACGGCTGAGGCGCTTGTTCGCCTGGGCTATCTGCTGCGCCGCTCCAAGGAGCCCCTCACCCCAGCCGGCCGCGAGGCGCTGTCGAAGGCCCTCGGGGCCTGATCCGAGCCCGCCCCTGGGAGACTGGGGGCGGGTCTTACCCCCCCCCGAATAGCTCGCGCGACCCCATGCTTTACGCCAAGATCCTCCCCGTACCCCCCGGCTCCCCGCAGATCCTCGACGGCCACGCGATCCCCGTGGGCTCGCACATTGCGCAAGCGCAGCCGCTGACATGGCGTGGCGACACGCTGGAGCTGTGCAAGCTGACCGTGGACACGCGCGCCGTGCCCGACTGGTCACAGGTCCGCTGGGGCGAGGCGCGGGCGCTGACGTTCGCGGAGATCCTGGAGCTGCACGAGGAGGCGATCGCCTGGGGTGTGGCCGAGATTGGCGAGTCGCTGGAGGCCGTGGTCGCCGGGCCTCTCATGATCGAGTCGAGCTGGTGGCAGCCTGTGGCGCAGCGGCGGAACTGGGAGCGTTGGCGGGCGAAAGCCGACGAGTATGCCGACGTGGTGTCCGTCTGGAACAACCATGAGGTGACCGGGCCAATCGCGGCGGTCAACGCGGATCCGCAGCGCGTGCGCTTTATCCACGACGCCTTCGCGCCCTGGGGCCGCAGCGCCCTCTACGGCCCGCTGGGGCTACCGGGGGCCCTGCTGCGCGACGCGGACAACGACGAGACTCCCTTCCCCTACGACAGCCCCTACGGAGCTGTGGGCAGCGGCGAGGGAGCTAACCCCTGGGGCCTGGTGCAAGGCAACCGCTACCTGACTCGCTCGCTGGCCATGGAGCAGCTTGAACTGCGCGGCACCGGCGCCCTCTACGAGCGCGGCCTGCCGCCGTCGAAGCTCCCCGATGGCGCGATCTACCGCCTTGACGGTCCGTCGCACGTCCCCGTCTGCCACGGCTGGGACAAGCACCACGACCCGCTTGGGTGGCACCAACGGGACTACGCCAAGACCACCCACGGCGTGATCGACTCGCAGCACATGAGCCGCACGCTGGGGCTGTTGTATCCGGCGGCGTATTTCGGGGGCGAGCGCTGGGCGATCAACGAGATCCGCTGCATGGCGCAGACGATCGTGCTGTGCTATGACCCCGCCCAGCAGCAGCGTTTCGGCCGCGAGGACGCCTGGCGGATGCACGCGGTTGCGGCCGCGGTCCACCTGACGCCGCCGAGCGATCCGATGCGCCCGGGGTGGACCCGCTGGCTCGAAGATATGGCCGTGTGCATCGCGGAGGCGGTCGATAGGGACGGCTTCTTGGACGTGCAATGGGGCCATCACCACCTCCCCGCCGATATGCAGGGCCCCGGTTTCGGCCTCTGCGCCTCCTGGGAGTGGATCTTGCTTTTGTCGGGGCTGACGGCGGCGCGCCGGGTCACGATGCTGGGCAGCAGGGTGGACGAGTTCCACCTTTCGGCGCGGCGCTTGCTGGAGAACCTGGACGAAGCCTGGGGCCGCGGCGAAGAAGGGCGCCTGCCCTACAAGTTCGTCGTGACGCGCGCTGCGCCCAGCCAGATCCACCACGCCATCAACCAGCACCCCAACGGCACCCCGCAGACCGACGGCGAGTTCTACATGGGCCTCCTCGGCTGCCTCTACCTGCCCGAGCACACCGGCCTCGACCTGCGCAGGACCCCCGAGCTGGAGATGCTGACCAAGCGCCTCCAATCCTGGGCCGCCGCGCAGGGCAAGACCCTGGCGCAGTGCTTCCCGGCGGCCCCGCACAGCCCGAGCTTCGGCAACGAGATCGTGGCGAAACTGGCGTTGGGAGGTGCGGGGGCGTGATCGCCGCGCTGTTTGTTTGCCGGGGCGGCCCCTACTGGGGCCTGCCTGGCGTCGATCCTTGGGACGAGCAGCGCGACGCCAGGCTGTACGGCGGCCCCTATCCAGTCGTGGCACATCCCCCGTGCTCAAGATGGTGCCGTCTCGCTGGCCTGGTCGAGGCCCGCTGGGGCCACCGCCGCGGCGACGATGGAGGCTGCTTTGAGGCCGCTTTGCGTGCCGTGCGCACATGGGGGGGGGTGCTTGAACACCCCGCCTACTCCGATGCATGGGCGGCCTTTGGACTCGCTCGGCCAGCCACGACTCGGGGCTGGACCCGCGATATCAGCGGCGGGGTCACCTGCTACGTCGAGCAGCATCGCTACGGGCACCCGGCCAAAAAAGCGACGTGGCTCTACGCCTACGGTGTCGAGCCCTTGCCGGAGCTCCGCTGGGGCTTCGTCCACGACCACAAGACCGGCGCCCCGGTCTCCTGGTGCGGCAACCACGTCGCGTCCGGGGAGGTCCGGCCGAGGGTCGGCAAGGCGAAAGCGTCAGAGACGCCTACCGAGTTCCGAGACGCGCTGATTCGGATTGCCGAGCTTGCGGCTGATTCCGCGGCCGCGGAAAGCCCGCTCGCGCCCCGTTGACCGCCCCTTGTCCGCCGGCCCAGATAGATCCCATGACCAAACGACCTCCCAAGCCGACAGGCCTGGACGCATGGGCCGCCACCCCGAAGACCCGCCGCGGTGGCCCGCCGTCCGACTTCGACAGGCCGCAGATCCGCGAACTGATCGAGCGTTACGTTTCGATGGTGATGGAAGGCAAGACCGTTCGCTCGGCAGCCGAGTTTGCGGCCTGGCTTCGTGCCGAGCACGGCGTGACGTCGGGAGACAACACTGTGCAGGCATGGGTCCGCAAGGTGAGGGAGTCTCGTGGCAAGCGTTGACGAGTGGGCGGCCGAGCCGCCGGATGAGCTGGTCAGGCTGCGCGAGGAGAACTCAGCGCTCAAGGCCCGCGTGCGCAAGGCCGAGCGCATGGCAGCGCGGCACGCAAGGATCGAGGAGGCTGTGATCGAGGCCACGCGGCAATCGCTCGAGGACACGCCGCCGAAGGTTTGGGTTGCTCCGCCGATCAAGTTGACCCCGAAGGCCAAGACGTGGGAGGAGGTCCCGCAGCTCTTGCTGTCCGACTGGCAGGGCGGCAAGCGAACCGAGGATTACGACCTCGACGTGATGGCCGAGCGCATCGCGCGCGTGACCACGAAGGCGCTGCACCTTGTTGCGGACCGCCGGCACAGCGCCCGGATCGAGCAGCTGGACTTGTGCCTACTCGGCGATATGGTCGAGGGCGAAACGATCTTTGCCCACCAGCCGTGGGAGGTGATCGCGCCTGTGATTGACCAGACGCAGCGGGTGGCCCAAGTGATTCAGGAAGCGATCGGCACACTGGCCCCGCAGTTCAAGCGCCTGCGCGTGTTTGGAATCTGCGGCAACCACGGGCGGACGGGATCGAAGCACAGCAGCGGTTCACCGTTCACGAATTGGGATCGGATGAGCTACCGGGTGGCCTCGATGCTGACCGAGCAGCTCCCCCGGTCGGTGAGGCGCAAGGTCACCTGGGAGATCTCGGATCGCGCCTGGCACATCCACGACGTGCTCGGCTGGCGCATCCTCAAGGTCCACGGCGACCAAGTGCGCGGCGGCTTCGCGGGCTTCCCCTGGTACGGCGTCGGCCGGCGCGCATCCGGCTGGAAGGACGCCATCCCCGGCGGCTACGACATTCTCCTGCACGGCCACTTCCACACGCCGGCCATGTTCGTGCAGAACTCCTCGATCGTCTTCGCCTGCGGCTCGCCCGAGTCGAGGAACGAGTACGCTCGCTCGGAGCTGGCTGCCTCGGGCGACCCGTCGCAGCGGCTTCTGTTCGTTTCCAAGTCCCACGGCGTGGTCGCGGATCACCTGCTCTGGTGCGTCGAGCGCAAGCCGTTTAATGCACGCATCACGGAGGCTGGTTGATGGACGCTCGCCAGATCAAGGCCCGGGCTCGCGCTGCGCTTAAGGACTGGAGCGCGCGCCTTGGCCTGTCTGACTGGCACATCGACCTTGAGTTTGCCGAGGGCGACGGCGGCACTTACGCAAGCAGCCTGTGCGATCCCGAGCTGCTGCGCATGGACCTCTCGTTTTTCGTGGGACTCCATCGAGCCGAGCCTCACCACATCGAGGCGACGATTGCGCACGAGCTAGTGCACGCCGTGCTGTCGCCGATCATGCACGCTCTCGACTCGGGCCTGACGCGCGAGGAGGCGATGAGCATCGAGGAGCAAGCCGTCGTCCGCCTTGAACGTGCGATCTTCAACACCTACCCTGGCGCCAAGCGCGCGCGCCAGGGGAGCAGCCACAAGCGCGCATCCTGACCCTGACCATGCAACAGATCGAACCCTACCTGGAGTGCGGCGCCGCGCCTGAGCCTCACGAAGTCGAGCTGATTCAGCCTGACATGATCGAGTGCCTCGAGACGCTCGCCGACCTCTGCCACACCATTGCCCGCTCGAAGGGCTTCTGGGACACGCCGCGCAACACCGGCGAGGCTATCGCGCTGATTCACTCCGAGCTGTCGGAGATGCTTGAAGCCTGCCGCAAGCCCGGCCAATCGAGCGACCACATCGAAGGCTTCCAGGCCGCCGAAGAGGAGGCCGCTGACGTGCTGATCCGACTTCTCGACCTTTCCCGCGGCATGCAACTCGACCTGGGCCGCGCCGTCATGGCCAAGCTCAAGTTCAACCTCTCGCGGCCGGCCAAGCACGGCAAGGCTTTTTGACCATGAACACAGTGACCCTCATCGGCCGACTGACCGCAGACCCGAAGGTCAAGAACCAAGGCGCGGACAACTGCATCGTCAACTTCTCGATCGCCGTGAACGAGCGCTGGCGCGACGAAGGAGGCGAGTGGAAGGACCGCGCTTCGTTCTTCGAGTGCACGATGTTCGGCAAGCGCGGCGAGAGCTTTCTGAAGTTCCACCAAAAAGGCTCGCTTGCTGCGATCACCGGGAAGCTGCGCCAGGAGCGCTGGACTTCGAAGGAGGGCGACAACCGCTCGAAGATCGTTGTCCTCGTCAACGACTACACGCTGACGGGCAAGACCGAGCAGGCGCAAGGCTCTTCACCGCGCCAGCACACGGCGCCCGCCGAGGAACCCGCGGGCGACGATTGGGGCGAGACCCCGTTCTGAGCGCATGGCAGGGGGCCTCGGAGGCCCGGGGCGGCGAGCCGGCGCCGCTACCTGCAACCCGGCGGGGCGGCCCTGGCATCGGCTGGGGCCGCCTTCTTACCACCTACCACGCGACCACATGACAGAGATCCCCGACGGAATGGATGGCCCGCTCGAGCTGCCGGCAGAGTGGCCCGAGGCGAGTCTGCGCGCGTTCGCGGAGACTCATGACGTGCGCGTTGCCTTCGACGGATTCCTCGATGAGGCCATGAAGTGCATGCACGACCGCCCAAATCCAAATCGTCGGTGGCAGGTGTCTTTGAACGTCGAGGTGCGTTCGCTTCCCAAAGACGAGCGGACTCCGGAGCACTCGCTTGGGCTTTTCGTGCATGTCCACTGCGACGATTGGGTTGGCCCATCCCATTTCATCTACAGGCCCGAAGACGAGGACGACCAGTGACTACCCACGAAGACCGCGCGCACATGATCGCGCTGGCGCAGGCGGGCGATCGTGATGGGCTGGAGTGGCTGCACCGAGAGGCGACGCGCTACATCCAGCGCTATGCGCGTGGGCGGGTGCCCAAGCAAGACCAGTCCGACTTTGTTGCCGATGCGGTCTCCAGGACCATGATCGGGTTCCGCCGCTACGACCCCGCGCGCGGGAGCTTCTTCGCCTGGATCCACCGCGAGGCCTTCTATTGCCACATGGAGGCCCGCCGCAAGCACTACCGCGACGTTGTGCAGTCGCAGCGGGCATCCGCCCCCATCGTTGACGGGCAGCCCCAAGACGAGCTGGCTGGCATCGGCCACGAGGACCAGAGATTCGGGTCCATCGGGTCGC